CTTTTTGAAGTCGAAATGCCCAAGGTTGATACTGATGCAAGCCGTCAACGAACGGTAAGATCAACCACTGAACCCTATAAAACCATCTATGGTGAGACTTTAGTTTCAGGCCCGATTTCCTATATAGGGATGACTGGAACTGACAATGAAGACCTTTATCACGTTATAGCCTTAGCCGGTCATGAAGTCGAAGATATCACGGATATTTATTTCGACAATCAACTGATACAAGATTCCCAAATCAATGGAGGATCAAGTGCTGGCGGTAATGTCACCGCAGGGACTTTCGGCCCAAAGAACAGCACAACTATCTGCATCATCAACAAGCATTTAGGAACGGCAACCCAAGCTGCTGATTCCATGATGGTCAATGCTTTTGCTGATTACACTTCATCGCATCAGGGTAAAGGCATCGCTTACATTGCGATGAAATGGAAGTTGAATGACGATTCAGCAGAAGTCTGGGACAAGTACGCACCGACTGACATTAAAGCTATCGTTAAGGGTCGAAAAGTCTACGATCCAAGATTGGAATATGCAGCAGACGGGACTTATGGGCAAGACGTAACCAATGCCAGCTATATAGCCTATTCAACCAATCCAGCCTTATGTCTAGCTGATTACCTAATCAATGATGATTTTGGTATGGGTATCGCATCGTCAAAAATTGATTGGGAAGCGATAGTCACTGCTGCCGATGGTTGTGATGTTTCTGTTGTTATTCCAAGCGGTACGCAAAAGCGATTCACTACCAACGGGGTTTTATTTGGGACTGATTCACATCGCAGAAACATAGACAAGATTTTGTCGTCAATGAATGGGCATCTAGTCTACTCCAATGGCAAATACATTGCCCACGCTGGGATCTACGAAGCACCTACGGAAAGCCTGAACGAAGATGATTTGATTGGTGCGATTTCAATCAAGACAAGTTTTGAACGATCAGACCGATTCAATACAATCAAAGGTTTGTTCGTTGATCCAGCACAGAATCACAAGTCTAGCGAGTTTCCAAAGGTTCAGTTGGCTGATGCTGTCACCAGGGACAACGGCGAAGTCTTAGAAAAAGAAGTCCAGTATCCCATGACTAACTCTAGCTATATGGCTCAGAGATTGTCCAACAAGTTAATACAGTTAAGCGATCAGCAAAAGGTTGTATCGTTTCCAGCGAATCTATCAGCGTTAAGAATAACCGCAGGGGATCGTGTTCAGGTATCCGTCGATGAATTAAGCTGGTCAAACAAAGTCTTCATGTGCGTAGGATGGACATTTAGCGATGAAGGTGGGGTCAATCTTACGCTTAGAGAAGATTCTTCGACTTCATACGCCGATCCAGCTTCTAATGAGTATTCCACGCTTACCGCTACAGGCGACATCACAGACGCATTCAGAGGCGTTCCAAGCCCTTCTGGTTTAAGTGTTACTGCTGGGTTAAAGAACAACGAATTGAACTGGGTGAACCCTGCAAGACCGGCAGATTATGGGACTATCTACGTCTACGCTTCGCCCAATGGCAACTTTAGTTCAGCAGTCAAAATCGGTGAAACTGACGGAACGCAGTTTATACATGATGCGTCTAACTCAGCAGATTCAGTTAGCGCCGGTGATGTTCGCTATTACTGGGTGCGAGCTGTTAAGAACGTAGGGACAGATGCGGCTAGTCAGTCTAACCTGGAGCCAAATGCTGATCCTAATACGACAGTATTCGCTACAGTCGGACGGGTTAATTGGGCTGATGTTTCTGGCTCAACTAATGCCCCAGCGGATAACGCGACAGTCGGCGCACAGATATCTGTCAACCTGTACGATACCGATGGTTCGACGGTGATGAACCAAGATGACGTGAAGAACTCAGTCTTGGCGCAAGAAATCCTACAGGTAGAAGTCGAGTCTGGCGAAGTCTTAGATTTAGAAACGGGTCAAGACGTAGACATTCAGAATCTTGGTGATGTGGCGATCTTCGTCAGCGATTCTAATCAGACTTTGAATAGTTCAATCAATACAGTCGCGCAGAATCTATCGTCACTTGAAGATACTGTCGTTGACTTGACCAGTGGTGTTTCAGATATCTACATCCAAGCAACTGCGCCGGTCGCGGGTGTTGGTGGCATACCTGATCCAATACCTACGTTTTCACGGTGGTATGACTCCGACGATAATAACCATCCTTATTATTGGACTGGATCGGCATGGGTATCGTTAAAAGATGCTGAGATTGCCCAAAACGCAACTGCAATCACGAATCTTCAAACGTCTTTGGCAACGACTAACGGGAACGTCACAAGTAATGCCAGTGCCATATCGGTATTGGATGCGACGACGGTTTCACAGGGTAACTCTATAACGTCAATTACGTCAGACGTAACTGCGCTAGAAACGACTGTCAACGATGCTTCAACGGGTGTTGCGGCCAATGCAACAGGATTGTCAAATCTGACGACTAGAGTCACCACTGCTGAAGGGTCAATCACGACTAATGCTTCAGACATTACGACTTTGCAAACAGATGTGACTGCTGCTGAAGGCGATATCACAACCAACGCCACAGCTATATCGGGTCTTGATACGCGAGTAACGACTGCTGAAGGCACTATCACAACCCAGTCATCCGACATCACTGCGCTTGAATCGACCGTAAACGACGGGACTACAGGTGTCGCTGCAAACGCTTCAGGTCTTTCAGCGCTGACGACACGGGTCACAACGGCTGAAGGTGCTATCACAACCAATTCATCGGCTGTTACGACGTTAGACGCGACATACACAGAAGACCTTCATTTTAGGACTGAAGTCGAAGACGAAAACGATGACCTAATTGACTTAGAGACTTCTGGCACAGTCCAGCTTCAAGATTTGTCAGACTTTGTATCAGGATCATCCAGCGCGATTGATTCACTGACGGTTCAGACTTACGTCAACGAAGATAATATTCAAACCCAAGCCATTCAGCTTACAGCATTGGAATCCACGGTAAACGATCCGACGAACGGCGTGGTGGCTACTGCTGGGGCATTGTCAAACCTGACAACAGAAGTCAGCGTGATTGACGGCGTTGTTACTTCAACGGCACAGGATCTGACGACACTAACGACAACCGTTGGTGGGAATACGGCAAGTATTACTGCTCAGGCTGAATCTATCGACGGGGTAGAGGCTAACTATACCGTCAAGATAGATAACAATAACCGGATCACTGGGTTTGGTTTATTGTCAACGACTTCAGGATCAACACCATTTTCTGAATTTGCGGTGATTGCAGATCAGTTTTCTATAGTCGATCCAGCATCGACTGCTGATACCCCGCTTCAGCCTTTTACGGTTACAGCTTCCAAGATCGTCATGGGGACGGACGTAGAGATTGACGGTGGATTAGTTGTCAGCGGAACGATAAAGGCAGATCGTCTATCCCTAAATGGAACGATGTTCACCACTGAAACCGTAGGCAGTGACGTTAATCTGGTAATCGCAGACGGCGGTGTTGATACTACCCAGGTCGCAGACAATGCGGTCACTTTAGACAAGATAGCAGATACCCTTCAATCGACTGATTACGTTCAAGGTTCTGCCGGTTGGAAATTAACCACAGATGGAACCTTTGAGGCTGGATCTGGCACGTTCAGAGGCGCTTTGACTGCGACTAGCGGATCATTCACTGGCGCGGTTAGTGTTGGAACCACTGGTAATTTCTATGGCGGCACATCGACAGCATTCAACACTGGTAAAGGATTCTTCTTAGGATATGACACTGATGCTTATAAGTTAAGCATAGGTGATGCGTCTACGGGTAAGTCTTTGACATGGGACGGTGATAAATTAAACGTAGCAGCAAATGCTGTCAGTTTTACTACCGGCGGCGAGCCAACTTATGATTCAAATTCCAAGGTTCCGGTTGCTGTCAGGAGTTCTGTTTTAGACCTGACAAGTAATACTGACTATGTATTCTTTGCGAACGACTTTGATCAGAATCTTACGTTATACGCTTCATTTTATGCTGGCCCATTAACTTCTGGGTCTATATCTGGTGAGACGAATGCACAGAACGCGATCATGTCGCAACTGTCTTTACAGATTCAATATGCGGAAAACGTAGGTGGTAGCCCAAGCACTTGGCAGAACTTTGGTTCAGCAGCTTTATCAAGCAAGAAATTCACTTCTAGCCAGTTAAATAGTAACTACTACGTCAAGGTCACTGACTTAGGAAGCGGTAATTATCGCGCAGATCTAGCGACAGCATCGGAAGCAGCAGCAGACTTCACGGGCCTTGGTCATTCTGACTACGCCTATGGGATTACAGACGAAGACTACTACATGACTGAACAAGTCACTGTGTACGGATTCCCTAAAGGCGAGTATTTTATCAGGGTGGTTGTAGCGGTCACGGACGGTACGTATAGCCCATATCCTGCAACGGGTAGCCCTGCGCTGACTAATCCTAGAAGGTTATCAATCAATAATGCTTTGACGTATACCGATTCAGATCATGGTTTGTCATCGGTTGCAAAAGGCAATCCGCAGACTTATTTCACCGGACTTTTCAACAATACGCTGATTGATGGTGGAAGTCTGACGATAGCTGTCAACGAAGAAAACGCAACCAGCAATAGGTACGGCGGGATATTCATAGCCGGTCGAGGCGAGACAACTGATCCAAACTCTATACAGCCTTTAGGTGGAATATACTTCTACAATGGGGTTGATGATCTAGGTTCTGGAGCTGGCGATGTTGGAAGTCCCGATCATACTATTAGCGTTCCGAAAACAGGCGACAGCTTAGATATAGAAGCGGCTGGCGATGGAATCAGGTTTAATGGTGGTTATGGTTCTACCGGAGCAACCATTGACACCAATGGAAACTACTTCGCAGACGGAAATATCACTATTTCGGGAACCGTAAGCCAAGGCTCTGATATCCGACTGAAGTCTGAAGTTGAAACGATAGATGGAAGTAAAGTGTTTGATATGCGCGGTGTCAGTTTTGTGAAGAATGGTGAAAAGGGCGCGGGTGTTATAGCGCAAGAGTTGCAGGAAATAGCACCGGAACTGGTGAAAGAAGGTTCAGACGGGATGTTATCCGTAGCGTATGGGGATTTGATCGGCTATCTGATTGAATCGGTTAAGACTTTGAAAGATGAGATTGATCAGATTAAGGCTGACCAATCCTAGAATTTGCCGTAAAATAGCAGCATAGGAGATTCAAAATGTCAAAGATTAGTGAACTATCAGATGGCGGTAGCTTAGTCAGTAGTGATTATTTGATCGCTGTCCGTAGCGGCGGCAATGTCAAAGTCAGAATGGATCAGATCAATGTCGATCAGATTGATCTAGGTGACAACGAATTTATCCGTCTGGGTAACTCGCAAGACTTGACCATAGTCCATGACGCGAGCAACTCAATCATCAATCAAGCTGGCATCGGTGACTTGCTGATTCAAAAGGCTGGTTCAACCAAATTGACAGTTAATTCCACAGGCATAGACATCACGGGCAGTGCCACGATGGATGGTCTTACTGTTGATGGTAATAACGACATTCAAATAAACCGTGATGGAGTTAGTTCTGCAAAAATATTTTGGAACAGAGGCGTTACTCAGGATGCGGCTATAGAGTTAGATGCTTCTGAAAGTTTAACTTTTAGTGTTGATGATGCAGGTCTTACAGGAAAGTCTTTAGTATTAAAAAATAATAGTAAAGTAGGATTTACATTAGCAGATGGCGGAGACATCAGCTTCTACGAAGACACGGGCACGACTGCGAAGCTAACGTGGGATGCAAGTGCTGAAGGTCTTGCCATTGGTGATGGCGGATCTGGTATTGAAGGTTTGCTTGACTTAGAAAAAACTGACAACACGGCTTATACCTCTACCTCAAGAGGAAACGGTTTTTTACAAATTACCAACACTAGTACAACATCTGGAGCTTTTTCTGGCATTGAGTTAATTGCTACTGGTACGGGTTCAGCAGGTGCAGCAGAAATAATTTGCATTGACTCTGGCTCAGGCAGCGGTGACTTGGCATTCTCTACAAGAAACGGTGGTACTTGGGGCGAAAAAGTCAGGATTGATGCAAGCGGCAACTTGTTGGTGGGGAAGACTTCTACAGCGCTTGGAGATGTAGGCCATAATTTCCATCCCTCTGGGTTTTCGTTCCACACAAGAGACGGCGGCGAAGTTGCTTATTTCAATCGCAAAACCTCTGACGGCAGTATTGTTAACTTTTACAAAGACGGCACAACCGTAGGTAGTATTGGTGTCGAGTCTTCAGACTTAGTAATTGACGGAAGCGCAAGCAACCACGCCGGTCTGAGATTTATGGACAGCGCGGTTAATCCCAGAAAGAATGGAGCCTTGTCCAACGGTGCGGTTGATTTAGGAGGTGACATATACCGCTTCAAAGACCTCTACCTATCAGGCAAGGTGCATCTTCAGTATCCCGGCAACAGTTACTATGGAAGAGTTGAGATAGACTCAAGCACAAATTTGATATTTGGTGCAGGGCCAAACGGCTCTGAAGGTTTTAGGCTTAATAGCTCTGGCAACTTGTTGGTGGGAAAAACTTCGGACGCTATCAACCTGGCCGGTGTAGTCAACTACGGTGCGGGTATTGTCAGGGCTTCTCGTAACGGGAACTCTGGACAGTTTGGCCGTATCTCTACGGATGGCGACATTGTTACTTTCTATAAGGACACCGTAACCGTAGGTAGTATTGGCGTTAAAGCCAGTAACAATATGGTTCTTGACGGCGCTGTTGCTGACCATGCTGGACTAGAGTTCGGTACGCACACAGTAATGCCAAGGGAAGCTGGAGCAGACGCTGACGCTACAATTAACTTGGGCGGTACATCTAGGCGCTTCAAAGACCTATACCTGTCAGGCAGGGTTATTCCTAACGGTGTGACAACAACAGCAACTGCTTGGCAGTCTACAAGTAATTCAACGTCATCATCTAAACATATGCTTTTTGCTAATCCTAACGGCAATGTTGGGGATATAAGAACTAATGGGTCTGCTACAGCCTACATTACTTCTTCAGATTATCGTCTAAAGGAAAACGTAGTTGATATGTCTGGCGCTACAGAACGCCTCAAGCAACTCAAACCTTCACGCTTCAACTTCATTGCAGACCCTGACACAACTGTTGACGGTTTCTTAGCCCACGAAGTGCAAGAAATTGTGCCTGAAGCAATAGCTGGAGAAAAAGACGCAGTAGATGCAGACGGCAATCCTGAGTATCAAGGCATTGACCAAAGCAAACTTGTGCCTTTGCTTGTAGCAACCATACAAGAACTTGAAGCCCGTATCGCGGCACTAGAATCTTAATAGGAGACAAACATGACAACTTGGACAATCTCAACATTAGAACGTGAGCTATCAGACGGTGGCGTAGTAGTAGCACACTGGCGAGCTACTGCATCAGAAACAGTAGGCGAAGGCGATGAGGCAGTAACCTACTCAGCAAGCAATTACGGCACTTGCGGATTCACGCCTGATCCTTCTAGCGCAGACTGGACTGATTACGACGATGTGACCGAGGCTATGGCATTAAATTGGTGCTGGGCTGAGCTGGACAAAGACGCGATTGAAGCGTCACTTTCTGCTAATATAGAGGCCCAGAAGAACCCAACCCAAGCATCAGGTGTTCCATGGTAGACCACGAAGCAGCTAAGACGGTAATGGATGGTGTCGCCGTTAGTGGCGGCATTGCGTCTTTGGCTGGCTGGCTTCCAGATGCGGCGGCTGGCATGACTATTTTGTGGTTGGCGTTACGAATTTACGAATCAAGAACCGTACAAGGTTTAATCAAAGGAGAAGAAAATGGCGACACTAAGGATTGACGAAAACGATTACGAGATTGATGACTTGCCTGAAGAAGTACAGGCAAAGGTTGCGCGTATGCAAGAAATCAACGCACAGATCCGGTCAATGAATCTTCAGCAGCAGGAATTGCAGACAGTCTTTCAGGCTTACGTCAATTCAATCAAAGAAGACTTAGAACCAGCGGGTGAATTAGTCGAATAAAGTAATGGTTAAAATGATGCTCTATGCTCGCAGAAATCTCAGCAGCGATTGCAGCAGTTCAAAGTGTGAATGCTGCAATACAAACTTTAAAAGAAGCAAAGGGTAACGGAAGCGATCTTTCTGGGGTAATTGGCCGTTGGGCTAATGCGACTGAAAAGGCCCAAGATGCTGAGAAGAAGGGCGCTGGCAAGATGAGTTATCAAGAGGCTCTGAAGATGGAGTCTATAACTCGCCAACTAAAGAATTTTGATCGACAACTACAAGACATTTGTCTGATGCAGGGTCAAGGCGACTTGTATGCCAGCATTAAACGACGGATGGAAGAATCTAGGTTAGCGCATGAAAAAGAAGTCGCTAAGATTAGAATGCAAAGAAGGCAATTCCGCGAAAATATGAAGTTAATTGGTATCATTTTTGGGTGGGGCGCTACTTGTCTCGGGATATTGATGTCAGCTTTGTATTTTTACACAAATTTTTAGGTAGAAATCATGGAAGCATGGGAAGTTATCGTCAGTGGTTGGCCTATTGCCGCTGGGATATTCATCTTAGTTTTAACGATTGGTAAGATTCTTAACAGGCTTGAAGTCTTAGAAAGTAAAATGGTAGAGGCTTGGAAAGCCATCAATGAATTGATAAGGAAGTAATGTACATTTTAATTATTATGATCGGGACTTGGGTAAGCCCTGATCGGATAGAGTTTGATACCCTGAAAGAATGTGAGATTGCAGCGGAAAAATTAACATACGGCAAGATCGTAACGGCTTGCGAAATAGGAGATAACTATGCTGGAGTATCTGGAAATAGCGACGACATTAGTAGCCCTTTGTAGCGCCATTTGTGCAGTAACCCCTACGCCTAAAGACGATGCCATTATTGCGAAGGTGTATAAAGTGCTGGAAATTTTCGCTCTTAATATTGGGAAAGCCAAGCAGTGATAGACAAGTTAATCGGGCCTGTAACGGGCCTGTTAGACAAGTTTATAGAGGACAAGGATCAGAAGGCTAGGCTTGCCCATGAAGTCGCTACAATGGCCGATCAACACGCGCAGGAGCTTGCGAAGGGTCAGTTAGCTATCAATCTAGCGGAGTCGAAGCACAAATCGCTGTTCGTGTCTGGTTGGAGACCGGCTCTGGGTTGGGTGGCTGTGATGGGCATGGCTGGTAATTACATCACTATCCCTTTTACTAACTTTATATTAGCCCTGTTAGAAATAGACATAACTATTCCACTGATACCCTTGGAAACGATGATGCCTATTGTCATGGGGATGCTTGGATTAGGTGGGCTTAGAACATTTGAAAAACACAAAGGTGTTCATAAGGATTGAGATGTTTAAGTATTTCACGTTAGAAGAATTTGCATGCCAGGAGACTGGGGAAAATGAAATTAAAGAAGAGTTCGTCACATCACTGGACGCATTACGTGCTGAATGCGGTTTTCCTTTTAGGATTACGTCTGGCTATCGGAGCCCTCGTCATAGCATCGAAGCTAAAAAGCCTGGCGGCCCAGGACAGCATTCGACAGGCTGCGCTGCTGATATTGCTATTAGTAACGGGGCTGACCGTTTCATTATCGTTGCTAACGCTCTTAAGCTCGGATTCTCAGGTATTGGAATCGCCAAAACTTTTGTCCATGTAGACATCCGTCAGACTACTCCGGTTATCTGGACATATTAAAAAGGCCCACCGAAGTGGGCCGAGGGGTTTGTGCCGAGGCACAGGGGAGAAGAATCCCCATCATACCATAGATACCCCTAATTCATATCTTTAGTTTTGTTTACTTCTTCGCATGAATCGTTTATTCTTTAATCGTTTCAGCAAAGGAGAAGAAAATGGAACAGTCGGAAAACATTAACGAGTTGGCGACAGCACTTGCTAAAGCGCAGTCCGAGATTCGCAATCCAGGTAAAAACACCAAGAACACGTTTTTCAAGAACGAGTATGCTGATCTTACGTCAGTTCTAGGTTGTATTCGTCCAGTAGCATCCGCTAACGGACTTTCGTTCATTCAAGCAGTAGAAGCTAAGGCTGGGCATGTATGTGTCTCTAGCCAGATATCCCACGGTTCAGGCCAGTGGATTAAGCAGACTGCATCTCTAAAGATCTCAGAGGCATCTAAGAATCCTGTCCAAGACTTGGGTTCAATGGCAACCTATTTAAAGAGGTACCAAGCACAAAGCATGTTCGCGATAAGCAGCGAAGAAGATACTGATGCTCAAGACCTAGGCATTGAAGATATCAGTGACGAGAAGGTCGCTCATCTTGACGCGATGTTAGATGCTACCAAATCAAGCAAGTCTGCATTTCTCAAAGTCTACGGTGTAGAGAATCTCAAGAGTCTAACTGACTCGCAGTATGAGAAGGCCAAGAAGCAGCTTCAGCAGAAGAAAGCGAAACAGGCTAAGTCATGAAGATTCACAACGTTGAACAAGGGTCTGAGGCGTGGTTTGCATTACGTCTAGGAGTGCCATCTGCTAGTCGGTTTAAAGACCTTCTGACTCCCACGGGTAAGCCTAGTGCGTCATCTGAAAAATACATGCATGAGCTATTAGCTGAGACGATGGCTAAAAAGCGATTCGATAGCTTTGATACTTTTTATATGAAGCGTGGCCGTGAATTAGAGCCCGAAGCTGCGGATGTGTTTAGCTTTCAGACAGATTTAATCTGCCGAGAAGTAGGGTTTGTAACCAACGATGAGGAGACGGTTGGTTGCAGCCCTGATCGGTTGATGGCTGATTCTGGTTTAGAGATTAAGTGTCCAATGCATACCACGCATGTTAAGTATCTGATCGACTATCACAAAGATGGCGAAATGCCTCAAGAGTATTATGCTCAAGTTCAAGGTACGATGTGGCTGATGGATCTGGAAGATTACTGGTTTATGTCTTATCACCCAGATCTGCCGAATCTAATTATGAACGTCAAACGAGACGACAAGTATATCGCTTCACTTTCAGCGGCGGTTGATAAATTGCTGGAAGACTTAGAAACCAACTTAGCTCTTATAGGGAGAATATAAATGGAATATGACAATCGCGGTAAAGTAAGCCTTTGGAAGAACGACAGAGGCGGCAGTGGCCCGATCCTCAGCGGTAAAGTCGTTGCTCACCGCAACATTAAAGAAGGTGAGACCATTGATATCGCGTTATGGAAACGTGATGCTTCAGGCAATCAGCCGGTCATGACTGGGAAGATCCAAGATGTTTATGGATCAGAAACCACTGCTACGGTAGAAGACGATGACTTGCCGTTTTAATTTCGGTAAGTCTCTTCGACTTGCACAGGTCAAGAATGGAGTGAGCTCAACTGAGCTCGCTTCAAGTCTTGGTATCACTAAGCAACAAGTTAGTCAGTGGAGGCATAGAGAAGACGCAAAGATATCGCTAGTGGAGAAACTATCAAATCATCTAGAAATGGATGCTTTGGAGTTTTTACAACTTGGTCAAGATTAATCTTACTCAGCGCGAGATAGAACACGCGGCTCATCACGGTATGAGGCGGCAAGTAGAATCTATTCTTGAGGGGTATAAACACCGAGGCGATAGAAAGCATTTGCCACAGGAAGAATGGGGCAATCACATTGAGGCTGCGATATCCGAGTTCGTGATGTGTAAAGTCTTAAACGTTCATTGGAGTGGTGTCACTGAGATGCGAGCAGTTGATATCGGATATACCGATGAAGTGAGATGGTCTCCTAATCATAACTATAATCTTTTGTTGTCTAATCGAGACGACAAGAAAAAGATCTACTGGTTAGTGACTGGATATCACGGAGAGTATGTTGTCCAAGGATGGGCATATGGCTACCAGGTATTAAGAGATCAATACTGTAAAGGCACTTACTACATCTATCCAAAGGAGAAGCTAAGGTCAGTGGAGGAATATTATGACCGTAATTAAGAAGATATACGAAGAAGTTAAAGCAATTATTGAAGACTTAATCGACGAGTTAAGGCGATGAACGGTCAGTTCTGGTTAGTTCAAAATCGTAGGGACATTGATAATGTGCTTACGTTTTTCCGTAAGTCTTTGGAGGATTGGAACTACGAACGACCTGTAGCCTGGAAGCTGGAAGCCTATTCGACTTCTAGGTCTTTGAACCAGAATGCTTTGTTTCATATGTGGTGTGGTCAGATGTCTAAGCATTTCTCAGAGAAGGTTCACGTAAGCCCTGAAGATATGAAGAAGCTAATGAAGAACGAGTTT